CAGTTAAATGATACTTCCGTCTCTTTCATAGTCTTGTCACCTCTTTCTTTATTTGTGCGAGCGTAAACAAACACCGAACCAATGCACGCTCTAAATGATCAACACTTGTTTCGCCGTTGTTATCAGGGCAAGGCGTGGACTTATGAAGCTGCATCTGGGCTGTGGCTAGGTGGCGCATAGCTCTAGCAATATGGTAATCGTGGGTTGGCCTATCCTTCTCCAGCCAATCTCCGTAGGCTGACTTGTCCGACCCTTTGCCCATAACACGCCACGTTATAGCTGCCGCCTCGTCACCCATCTCGGCAATGGTGGGAGCAGTCATTTTCTCCATTCCTTTATGCAATACCACGAAACCATTAAGAAAAAGCCTGCATTGAATAATCGAAGTAATATATCAGCAATCTTTATGAATAAGTCCCATGCCTCACTCATAACTTACAACCTGGAGGCGTGTAGCCTTTAACCCAGCACCAGATTTTCAACATCGCTTGGAAGGCAATACCAGATTGGTAAAGCTCATCATCCTCCCAGGTCCTAGTGGTGATCTTGTTCGCATCGTTGGATGCAAGCACGATTGACACGCAGGCTGCCTTGGGGTTCTCGCTGGCAATTCTGTAAGCGTATAACTGTGGACAGTCAGAAGTTTCATAAAATGGTGATTACTTCGGATTAACCTTCCGATTCTTTAGGTCAATGATCGCATCGCCAATCCCCTTCAATCGGACGTATGCATCGCACCTTCCAGCGTAACCAGCACCGACCATTGCTTTTTCGCACCAGTAGGTTTTCTCGACATTTTCACTTGCCCAGCTTCTAAAGGTTTCGATGTAAGGTTTAAGGACTTCATCTGTGGAGCAAGCACGTCCCAGAAGGATGTTTTCCATTTCGGTATGCATCTTTGTTCCATGCTCCGCTGCTTTGCTTGTGGACTCTTTGCTGTCCTTAACGACCCTGCGTGCGTAATCTTCGAGCGTTTCATTCTCCTCCTTTGGTAGAGTAAGCGAGGACATAATGCCTTGCTCTATCTTCCAGCTTGTTAATTGTGGTTTGTCTAGAATTCCGATAATAGATGTAACACTTGGCAGTAGCCCAAGCTTGCGAGCATCGGAGACAGTAGTGTTCCTCTCCTTGCCATTTGCACCTATAATGACGTGAGCCGATTCGCCATTTGACTGATACCAATGACCCGCCTGGTCAGTTGCGACCAAGCGGGAATTGGAAGGCTCTTTAGCTGATATTGTTAATGCCATTTAATCTTTATCCTTAACTTCATGTTTCTCTCTCTCAAACATTGTCTCAAGAGTCCTTGCGTGTTTCCAGCACTCATTAGCTATATTAAATATTACTTCGTCCTTTTCACTATTTTCTGTATCGCCATCATATAGCTTGGTTCTGTTAGCCATAGTTGCCGCAAACATATGTATTGCTGCATACTCTAATTTTGTTAGGCCACAGTTTGATGAGTCTGCAAATGCCGATGCATCAACCCAATTTTCGTTGTACATCAGAATGGAACCTGGTTGCCGTCTCCGTCTTCACCGCCAACCTTGGTTGTGACCGCTGCACCAGCAAACTCCTTGCTTGCACGGATCTTGTCCTGCAACCACTCTGGCATATCTGCGAACTGACCGCCTTCTTTCTGCTCAATCTCGTAATATACTTGATCGTTAACAGATGTGGCTGGAGCCTTCATGCTCTTAGGCAGTTTAGACGCACCAGCGATAGCGCAGTAAGCGCGACCAGCTTGGCTAGTCTTGTGGATGAGGGTAAGCATAGCTGGCTTGCCCAACAGGTTCTTCAGGCTGAATGCTTTTAGCTCTGCGCCTGTGAACGTCTGACCGCGCCATTGTTCCAAGAGTTTGCGTAGGCTGGCCTTCTCGCCAAGACTGCGGGTTTGCTCAATGGAAACCACCATCGGCTTGCTGACCTTGGTACGTTTACCATTCTCCTCTACCTCGAACTCATCTAGCTGTTCGGGTAGTTCAAAGGTTAAGCGAACCTTGGGGGTCCACTTCTCTTCGTTATCCCAGTTAGTCTTCTGCGTTCCTAGATCGACTAGGGAATATAGAATACCAATTGTTGCTCCTGCCTCTGGTAGCTTGCGCTCCATCTTTGCTGATTCACTGATTGTTAGTGCCATTGTAGTGTCTCCTTTATTTATTTGGGTTTATTGTTGTTGTGGTAAGTCGTTCTAAATCTTCTGGCGTGTTGACGTAAAATCCCTTGGCAATCGTTGGCATATATTCAATCTTCACATCAGAAGGCGCGATCTGTCTAGCTAATTCGCACACGCTGTCTGCGGTTAAGATAACAAGCCATTCCTTGCGACCATTCCTGCGGAAGAATACTGCGGGGATCTTTCCCTCTGGGCAATCGCGCTTGGCCTGCGCCATCCAGTCTTCTGGCTTCAATGCCTGGCAACGCTTGCCCTCTATGTGAAATGGAAAGTTCGCGCAAACCACATCCCCGCTACCACCCTCTGGATTACCAGCGTATTGCTGACTGCGCCTAGCCTTCTGCCAGCCCTGTTCGCGCAAGTAGCTGGCTAACTCTCTCTCTCCTGCTGCACCCTTCGCCCTGCTGTTTATTTTTCCCATGTGACACTCATTGTTAGGTCAGTTGTCGCGCTTCCGTCAAGCATAAAATTAGCTGGTCCATTTTGGATGCATTCCTCTATAAAATCATGCACCGCCTTCTCAGAAATAGTAAAAGACCTACTCTTCGACTCCATGCATAATGAGCCAAGAATAATGGTATAAAACGGCTTTGGAATTTTCGGACTAAGTTCACCAAAAGTCGTTGAGTCTGGATTTTTCTGCATCCAGTTATGGCTAGAGATTTAGCCAATGCGTGTCAACTAAAATTTAATTACGCCAAGCCTTGTTCGATTTGCTGATGTCATCATTAAACTTGCGAATCATCGCTCTTATGGTCAGCTTCTCCACAATCTTTTGATTCTTCTTAACCCAAGCCATCGCTTCCTCCATCGAGGTGACATCTTTCAGCCCATCCTCAAATTTATTCCACGCCTCTAGGTCAGTCATAGGTTTGAAAATACACGCCAGCTTTGGCCTGTCGAGGGACAAAATTTAGTAGTAAGTGTTTTGCATTTAGCTATTGGGATTAGCCAAAACAAATCATCGGTCATTGCCCAGCACGCAACGTAATCAACCCCAACGATCAGCTTTTTGATCTCACTCCCGCTCGCAGTTGTGAACCGATACCTATTCCTGTTTGGCTCCATGACTTGCGCGGTCTTAACTTGGATGCGGTGAAACTTGCCATCTTTCTCCGCAACCAAATCGTACCCAGAGAAGTCTTCCATAGGCGCAAGCACGTTAAACCCGCACCGCAGTAACGCACCAGTTACTCTAGCCACGCCTACCGCACCCACCTGGCGCGAAGATAATTTGTTTGACATGGCTTTATTTAAGGTACAGAGTTTTTACATGAAAGCGATAACAACTATTGCGGTAATGGCGATGCTGATGGCATCGGTGATGGGGGAAGATGAGTTGGATGATGTATCTGGTGGAGTTTATGATTCTGGCTCGGCTGTGTTTAGTGGTGGGAAAGGATTGGCAATTACACAACACGGCTTGTTGGTTGAGGATGGGATTCTTACCCTAACTCCAAAAGGTACTATAGCTCGTTGTGGTGATGTTTATTATGGCAATGGTCAAATTACGACCAAAAGCAATTTCTTGTTTTATGGCTCGCAAGGCGTGAAAGTACAAGACGGAAACTATTATGCTGGAAAGTCTGGATCGACATATATATTTTCCAACAATGAGGAAGAATAATCAACCCTGCCCAAATGTTGACAATCTATTGTTAATCCTGCTCTCCAGCCCAGGAATAAACTTCTTTCTATCTGGATTCTTTTCAGCCATTCGATATTCGTCATCCAACTGCGCCTTGCTTGCGGCCTGCATCAACGCTCTAGGATTCGCTTGGTTGATTGCATCTAATGTCTTGGGACCTATTGCTCCATCAACCTTTACATTCAGCCCAAGCGTGTTTAATCCTTGCTGTAGGTATTTGGTAGCCCCACCAAGACCGCGATTAAACGCCATGTCCTGCATGAATCCTTGGAATGCTGGGGGTAATTTCTCAACAAGCGGTGCAGTATAACCCTGTATGTACTCTGCTGTAGCTCTTGCTCTTTCTTGTGCAGGCAGAGATGAGATAGCCTTAAACGCCTCTGGATGGTATTTATCGTTGATACCAGCGACCTCGTAGCTACCGCCCATATCGCCAGATGGAAGCTTATATACGGCAAGATTGCCCTGCTTATCCCTTCGGCCTTCCCAGTCTACTGTTTTTATGGCTGCTGTTAGGAGTGGGTTTTGTTCGGTCATATATTCATCTACCTGCATTGGCTCAAGCGTATTCTTGACCTCTTCCATTTTCATCTGCTTCTGTACTTCTGGTGGCTCAATTTCTTGGCGTATGGCAACATCCCTAGCCCTGTTATCTACAGGATTTAATCCCCTGCCAACAGATCCAGATATATCAAACTTAGCCATTATTTGGCAGCCCTTTTAGCTATCTCTTGCTTTCTTAGTTGAGTTGCAATTTCTGCAAGGTCTGGGTCTTTTTCATCTACTGCTATTGCGTTCAAGTTTGAAATAGCAGCAGGTATGGCATAGGAGGGTATTTCAGAGTTTTTGGCCAACCAATTGACAAACTTTGGGTTGATAAATGCGCGACCTAAAACATTCCCAGCAATTCCAACTGCTGCGATTCCAGTAACAATTCCATACTTACCAGCACCAAGCGAACCAGCGGTAGCAAGATATGTCATTGTCTGCGTGCCACCAACAGCAGTTCCAGAAGGATTGGCAAGCACTTTTGATCCCTCTCTAATCCTAGATGCAGTTTCAGCAATCTTCTGCATATTGCGCTGGTACTTGTCTCCAAATCTTCCAAACAGAGTAGTTCTTGCCTCTGGGCTTAATCTGTTCCAATTGGTAAGAAATCTTTCCGTACTAAAAATATCACCAGCTTGATCTTGTTGCCCTGGGAGAGCCTTGCCCATTCTCGAGACAAACGAAGCAGCTACTGCTTTTTGTTCTGGCTCGGGTATGCTCTGCATAACAGATCGCAATCTTGTAGCCCCTATATCTGAACCCTCAAACGCTGCCCTAAAGATTTTCTCTGGCTCGCTTTTATCTATAAAACTCTGAAGCTTCTCCATTCTTCCGTGCAGGGATCGAGTGTATTTGTTAGCCCTATTGAATGCAGTTACAGCCTTTGGACCAGCCTCTTCTGCTGCCGTTCTCAAGTCTTCAGTAAGCGCACCATAAATCTTCTTATATTGCCCCTGCGAAACATTGGACATCAACTGCACGGAGCTAAGTTTTTCCCCAATTTTAGAGCGCAATCCCTTCAATGCGGAAAACGGAATATCACCCTCAGCATTCAATAGGTCAGATTCTAGGTCATTTTTAAGCGCACCTATTTCTTGGCTCATTATGAGTTGATTTCTTGATAGGGCGGGTGCGCCTTCAATCGGCCTAGAAAGCTGTTCTAGCGCGGTATATGTATTACTCGCCTTAACTGGTTTAACCTTGGGTATTACAGTATCTAAATTATTATACAATCCACCCTCAACCGCCCTTGCTCTTGGCAAGAATACATCTTCAACTCCCCTTTGGATTCCAGCCCCAGCTACAGTTGGTTCTTTTACTCTTGATAGTTCCTCTGCAATTTGTTTTACCTTAGAACCTATTTCAGCTTGCTGGCTGATAGCCTTTTCTCTCATCATCCCAACAGAGCCAGGGAGTCTTCCTATTGTTGTTTCAAGACCCTGTATCATTCCGCTTCCAGTAGCCTGTCCAGCAGATGGAGTAGTCCCAGCCAAAGCAAAAGACTCTATATTCCTTCGGATTTCATCTTGCGTTGCCTTGTCTCGTCCTAATTGTCGCAACGATGCTTGGCCCAATGGCCCTGCTGATGGGATAATTGCGCCAGCTAGTCCAGCAGCCGCTTGACCAACTGGACCTGCTCCAGATTGTTCTGCAAGACTAGATCCTATTGCGCTGGTAATTCCAGATGCTGTCTGCATTGCTGGGCGTTCCGTGAGAACTTGCCCAATCCCACGCAATACTGGAGACGCTGCTTGTGATGCGATCTTACCAGCACCCATTCCTCCAGCCATTCCAGTGGTAGTTTCTATGATATTTGACCGCATCCTTTCGCTAGGAGTTGCTGGTTGGGGCAGACCAATATCAGTTTTTATTTCATCCAAAATCTCGCTTAGTGGCCTGCCCTTGCCAGTTAATGAAGAGTAAACCCTAGATCCAATATCGGTAAGAAGCCCCGCTGTGGCTCCAGCAGCCGCGCCTGGTAGCGCACCAACCCCGCCAACTAATAAGCCAAGACCAGCACCAATACCAGCACCAGCCGTAATTGGGTTGATTGCTGCTCTGGCAGTAAGGCCAGCTTCTCTAGCTAAAGCCTCGCCAGTTCCTTCTGGCTGAACAGCGGATCTTGCTTGCGAATAATCGCTGACTACTTGTTCAGCTATTCTGTCTTGTTCTGCCTCGGAGAGATTGTCTGGGACCTCAATCTTCCCTATATTATCAATCTCAATAAAGGCCATTACTTAACTCGCATTACTTTTCCAGTTGCTGGGTCAGTCATGTACTTGCCAACTACACCTGTTGCTCCTTGAGCCTGTTGACCCTGCTGGGTGGCTCCAGCATCAGATCCTTTGCCAAATTGAAGTGATGGTGGAATATCAAAGCCAGCCTCTTGATACGTTTGTAGTTTATCCAGATATTCCTTGCGCCTTTGCGCCGTGAATGACTCAAGCCTCTGGGGATAGTCACCAGTGTAGGGATCGCCAATTTCTTCCAAGAACCTAGCCGCCTCAGATGGAGTTACGGCAGCACCAGCGCGAGCCTTTAGAATCTGATTCCTTACGCCAGCGTATGCTTGATTCATTGTGGTAAAATCTGGACTCATCCCAAGATAGGATTTTCCAGCCTCAATGCGTCCAGAAACTGGACCATAAAGATTTTCGCTTGTTGTGCTAAATGCTTTTGATCCAAGTTCAACAAGATTCTTGAACTCAACAAGGTCTTCGGCTTGCTTGATTGGTAGCTTCTTAAAATTATCTTTAGCATTCTTAAATTGAATATCACGCATTGTTCTATAGGCATCAGCATTATACTTGTCACCAGATTGCTCGTATTGATCTATTTGCTGATTTATTGATGCCAATCTTTGTGCGCCCATTTGCGTTCTGCGGGTCATCAAGTCATTTACCTGATCTTCTGGAACTACTGTTGGAACTGCACCAATTCCCTCAACTTGCCTAGTGCCACCAAGCTCGCCTGTTCTGGCATAAGCAGCAGCCCTCTGACCAGTTGTTGCGTTTGGATCTTGCATGATTTGTAACGATGCATCTATTGCAGCCCCTCGCGTAGCTGGGTCTTCTTTTTCAACAGCCATTCGCAACATTTTTGTTCGCAGTTCACGCTCCTGCATCTCGGCTTCACGAATTTTCTTTGTTTCTGGTCCTTCAATGTTAAAGCTTAGTCCCATATTTATCTCCTATCTGCTAAATGAAAAGCTTGGAATAAATCCGCTAATACCAGAAGCAATTGCGCCAAAGTTCTGCGCTCCACTTGGTTGCCTAGAAATCGCCCCAACCTGTGCGCCATAGGTACTTGCTCCGTAGTCAGCTTGTGAGCGATAAGACTATTAAACGCATTAGTAAGCGCAACAGGAATCTGCTGGTCAACTGCTTGGTAGAAAGGCGATGCCGTAGATTGCGCCTGCCCGAACTGACCAGGCAATGCTTGGTTGGCTTGGATATACTGCTGCATCGCGCTCTGTTGCTGGCCTGTGCGCTGGTTAGCCAAGTTGTAAAGGGAAGGTCCACCAGCGACAAAGCCTGCCGCTGCACCGAGGCGATTCTGTTCTAACCCCTGGCGTAAGGCCAAGTCACGTCCAGCAGCCGCACCAGTAGTCTCGCCAGAACCAAGGAAGCTCTGCGCTGCACCATAGCGTGCCAGCTTGCGTTGTTCACCAGCCATACCAATCTGCGAAGCCTCTTGCACTGCTGGTCCAAGGCCAAAGATATTGCCTCTTGCAGTCTGCGCCCCACGGATAGATTGTTCGTAGCCACGGCGTTCTTCCGCGCCAATGGTCGAGCCTAGGCGCAGTTGGTTCATCGCCTCTTGTTCGAGGGTGTTGCGAAGTTCTTCAGTCTGCGGAGTGGTAGTCGCGCCTAGTGGCTCAGTTGCCATCTGGCGATACTTCTGACCTAAGCCAACCGCAGTGCGGTAGGAGTCGGGATCAATCTGATAAAGCTGTTGTGAGGCACGCTCCTCTGGTAGCTGGACAAAGGATCGGAAAGATGTGATCTCCTTCAAGCCCTCTGGGCTATCCATCGTGATAGGCTTGAAATTCTTCTGCATATCCTGCGCGGTTGTGATCGCACTGGTCACGCTTTTCAAGTCATCGTTGAGTTGCTTGATGAATGTCTCGGAAGATGTTCGTTGCGGTGAGTTGGCTGGAAGCTGAGAGAGAAGTTGATTAGCAGAATTAAGACGCTCTGTTATCCCCGCAACCTGGGTGTTACCACGATCAATAACGCTATTGAGACGAGACAGCTTGGAGTTGTTGTAGTCTTGAACAATCTGATCGTCTGACACCTGAAAGTTTAATTTAGAGCCAAGATCAGATGATCCGTAATTGCGGTCAGCAGAAAGCTGGGATAAGGCTTGTCCAGCCTGTCCTGGGGCTGAACCGCCACCAGAAGTTAAAGAAGAAATTTGATCAGCCAAACTATTGTATTGACCTTGCACGTTAATAAAATCATCTACTTTTTTATCTGTTTTTGCGCCCAATGCTTTTTGTGATTCTGAAATTGACTTTGCTAAAGAATCTTGTTCTTTATTTCCGTAGCCCAATAAATACTCAGACAAAGGAACGCTTCTTGTAGAGGCAAACATTTCTTCATTTGTCGTTACGTCCTTTGACTTAATCTCACCATTTTCATCTACAAAGTATTCTTTGTATGTAATTGTGCCACGCCCTGGATTTCCTTTTAGCGGATTGTATGATGCCATATTATTTAGCCGTTCCAATCGTTAAGTCTGGATTTGAAATGTTGGTTCCAATTGTGCCGTAGATGTCGGTAGGCGGAGCCTGCCTAGGAGCAAAGGCAACGCTAGGCTCAACCGAGGCGTAGGGTGAGGTTCCGTAAAGACGCTCAAACTGGCGAGTCATCTGATCCCCTAACCCACGATTAAGGGCATACGCTTGGGGGCTTTGTTCATAAGACCTACGCAATGCTTCGGTGGTACGCTGTGATCCAAACTGCCGTTCATTCTGTAACGCCGACAAGGTTGCTGCCTGCTGGTCTAAAGCCGATAATTGACGCTCCAGCGAGCGTTGCTGTGGCATATACTGGATGCGAAGCTTGTTCTCCATCGCAGCCATCTCTGGAGATTTCTCTAGGTAGGTATCAACATTCATTCTGTAAGCTTCAGCATTAGCCTGTGCGACCGCCATCGGATCGGGCGGGGGAGGTGGAGATGGGATGGATGGTGCGCCTCCCATATTAAGCCATAGCCTTTTTCATAAATTTCATATAGTCGTACTTTTTTTGAACTCCGTTGCGGTTAAATATAAGGCTCCTGCGGGGGCCAAATCTATCCCAAAGGATAGTCAGCAGGCATTGCATAGCCCTTCGACTACGAGCAGTACTTCTACCATCTGTAGAGGTCACAGTCAAGTCAACAAAGGCAGTATCTCCATTAGGTCTATGTAGGTAATGGGTAGGTTCTTCTGATCCGTTGATTACCCTAGCCACCGCTACCCCTACTATTTCCTCACCATCCTTGGCAACCCCAACCATGCCACGCTGGTTGTACCAGCTAAACCATTCCCTAAAGATAGGCCAGCGAGACTCTGGTACGCCAGATAGCTCAACATATTCCATAGCGTTCATATAGTCTTTTGTGTCTCGATTGTATCTGGGTTAGCCCCTGCCATGATTTGACGAAGTGCAAACTGCCCTGTTGCGCTTCCAACCCTAATAGCCAGGTTGCGCCACTTCTCGTAAAAGCGTAAATCATTAGCCACCCTATTCCTTGCGGAAGCGGTAAGAGTTGCTGGAAGAACGAAGGGTAACTCAAGCTCAACAGTTGAGGGATCTAGGTTGGCAAGCACCGAGACAAAGGATGAATCTGTATCACGCTGGATATACACATCCACGTCCTCGCTGAATGTCTTGTCAAAGCTGATCTCGAAATGCGAACCATGTTTATCGGCAAATGGATCTCCAAATATAAATGCCCTGGTCGAAACGTAGGACTCGTAATAAGACCCAGCATCCTTGTAGTCGCTCTCAATAGTTGAGTCTAGCGTCTTGTACCCATTATAGTTCGTAATCAAACCATTGGATGACTTGGCCGCAAGCCTACGCCCCAGCGCACTAAAGTTTGTTTGGACAAGCTGAATAGCCCCAAAGCTCCAGGTTCCCTCAAAGCATTGCAAAATTGTATTGTAAACTATCATGGAATTGCAGATCCCGCTTGCGCCTATAGGTACAGAAAGTATATACCTATTGTCATCAAAGATTGCGTATGACTTCCCAATGTTAACTGGGTTAATGGTAAGGATAACATCCTTAATTATCTCGCTAAGTGGCAAACCAACTGAGGTAAAGTCATCGGAAGTAGATCGACTAAGCGAGCGTATTCCGTCTGATGCCAGAAAGAATACATCCGAATTGACCTGTACCGCCGTCTTCTCAGCAACGCACCCTGTTGTCGAACTGACCTGCTCAACCACCCAGTCGGCGGCTGAGGTCATGTCGGTTGGGACGGCTACTTGATAAATCTTAGATGGCTTAAATACAATCAACCTATTGGCGTAGTAAGGCACAACTGCGGTTATCTCTTCTCCGTCAGCACCACCAACAACGATGCTGTTCTCGGATGCCCACAGGCCAGCGTCAAGAATATCACTTGCGTACAAGGTATTGCGCTCGGCTCCGCTACCCACGCCAAAGAGCCTGTTGCCACTTGTAACTAAAATACGCAGGCCAACTGGAGGTATGCCCATCACAGCCGTTGCCGTAGCCCCAGATCCGTTGCCTACAATTGTAACAGTAGGCGTGGCTGAATACCCGCCTCCACTATTGTCAGGCACTGTTATAGCCGTCACAGCCCCGCCAGCAGTAGCTGTAAGCAGGGCTGTTGAATCTCCACCAAGGTCAGGTCCAGTAATGCTTGCTGTGGCTGAAGTGTAGCCAGTGCCAGCAGTGGTTATTGTGATAGCGCGAACCTTCCCGCCCTGTTGTTTTACGTTTGTTCCATTCCAAACCATTAACGATCCAACACCATCAACCAGGTACTCTAGGTCATTGAACTGAGTCATGTTGACCCTGTTTGTGGCTGCAACCAGATAACCATTCTCCCATACTTGATTCGTTGTGTCCCAAGTTGAGGTTGTGGCTGACCAGGTTGCAAGTGCTGGTTGTCTTGTTGCAACGCCTGCATTGTCTATGGCAAACAATCTTCCGCTGGAAACTGTAAGCAATTGTTCGTTGCTAGACGTATCGTAATAGCCAAGACCACCAACTGAAGTTGTTCCAGTTGTGGTGGCTCCTGTGGAGAAGCTTGCAAATCCGTACCTAGTCTCCACTCTTCCCTGGGGGGAGAGGGTCATGTTCTTTAACTCTTGTACTTGGTTCTCCGCCAAGTTATCCGATTGAATCCCGCTGGCTTGCCCACCATTGAATTGACGGATTCCGTCAAACGCCAGCACGTCATCGGTTGCGTCCGTAAAATAAGGCATTGCTTTAGCCTCCTAGATAATCTCTTCGATTGATAGATCGCCTAGGCTGATTGGTGTGATCTGTTTCATCCCGCCTACTTGAGAGAGTTCGTAGTTCGCCATTGCAGCGAGGTCAGAGTTAGCGGCCTGCGTAACGATCTGTGACTTACCATACTGACGCTCACGCTCTAGGGCATCGGCGTGGGTTAAGGCAAGGACAACGTGGCTTACATGAGGCAGGCGAAGCTCGTCTGCAATCGCGCTGGCTGAGGGAGGAAAGTCAACGACAAGGTTAGTTCTGGTTAGGCATTGAAGCTTTTCCACAACCAATAGCGTATTTGTGCTTGCAGTTTCTAGGATGGGATAAACGTCTAATTGCGCCGTCCCGCCAGTGTTACGCCCCTTGAAGTAAAAGAATACAGGCGTGCCAGTGCTGGAGTCATTAAGTAAAGCAGAGTTTTGACTTACGATGGTTGCCAAGTCCATAGCCTGCAACTCTGCATTGTTATAGGCAACCGAAAGTGGATTCTCTACGTTTGAGCCAAGAGTGACTGTTCTGCTACCAGCAGTAACTGCGTAGGTAGATGTGGTAACGCTCTCACGCCAGGGGGCAAAGTTCCACACTCGCCTATAGTTTAGGCTGGCCGATTTTTGCAAGAAGGTAAGCGTATCGGCATCAGTCTTGCCAATTTTCTCGCCTGCGTATTGGGCGATTTCAGTTAGGGTCATAGCCGATTAAGGTTTTGAAGGCCAAATTACGCTTTCGGGCGTAGAGAATGTTTGCGGAATATCCCTTAACTCTTGACGATAGATTGCCCAGGCTTCCTTGTTTTCCTTGGAATCATTAAGTTGCGTCCAATCAGATTGGATTAAAAAACCATTACGCCTCGATCTAATTTCATTCCATTTTTGTTGTGCAATGTAGGCTGGATTTGACCTCTCAATAATAATAGCTTTCTGTTTTTCGTAAATCTCGGCCTCTGCAAATGATTTTTCTATTTCAAAATTATTGGAATCAAAGTATTTAATTTGTCCAGTCTGCGTGTTATTTTCAATTCTTGCTATCATAATTATCCTTCGTATAAGACGTTGACAGACCCAGAGGTAAGGCTTCCGCTGGCAGTTGTTAGGCGGATTCTATCTAATGTATTCGATAGAGTTTTAGAGCCGCCACCAAATGAAGATTGCGATGGCGTAACTTTGCCAGAATGTGAGCTTATCCAAGTATTCCCTGAAATGCTTACAATCTGAACCAAACCAGATAGACCAACTCCCCCTTGTGTAAGCACAAAACCAGTTGTATTGTCACCACCAGCAGACGCTCCAACATTATCCACTAAGATAGAAGTAGATATATAGCCAGTTGCTTCTACCCCACCAGAGTCTCCAAGTTGAATTAAAAGCGGACCACCAGAGGCAACCTCATTCAGTATTACTGTAATTTTTTTTGCCCAACTTGGAATGCCAGTAAAGTCAATGCTTGCACCAGTTGCGGTTTGAGATGACGCAAGTGTTAATGGTTGAGATAGATTTGTTGGAGTTATTTTTGCTGTTCCAATTGTTCCTGTTCCTTGAGTAATTGTGAAATCTCCAGCAAGAGTGGTGGATAGATTTCCAATCGTTCCAGTGGTGCTGTTCAACGTAGAAATCGTTCCAGAAGTAAAGATCCCCGCTGTTCCAGTTGTAGTTCCAGCAGTAAGGTTAGGAATCGTTCCAGTAGTAATAGTCGCGCTGGTGGCAACAGTGCGGTTAGATGTGATTGTGCCAGTTAGGTTGACGCTTGCAAAAGTACCATTAGTAAGCGA